GTCAGAACATGTAAATGATTTAAAATCTTTATTAGAATTAACAGCTCAAGAAGCTGGTGAATATTATAAAGTACGTATTCCTATTGCTGCTGAATCTAAATCAGGTGCTACTTGGGCAGATGTACATTAATGAAGATATTTACCGCTGAAGAGATAGGTCATCTACCTACTAATAAGATATACAAGATGTTATTACTCACACCTCATGAACATACATTCTGGTATATCAGACCTGATAAAACATTATATTTATACCATCATAGAAAACATATGAATCCATCTAGGTTTTTCACAGAAATCGATAATCATCAATTAGAATTATTTTAACACCACTATATGAAATTATTAATTGATGCAGATTACATCGTCTACAAATCGTGTGCGGCGGCAGAAACTGAAATTGATTGGGGTGATGATACTATTCTTGTCACTAGCCAGTTTAGCGACGCATACGCTGCCACAAATAGAGAACTTACCAGAATTAAAAACAAATTTGGGTCATTCTCTACTTTAATACTATTCTTTTCAGATAGTATAAACTTTAGAAAGAAAATTTTACCTGATTATAAAGGTCATAGAAATCGTAAGAAACCTTGTGGATATAAGCGTGTTATCAATGCATTAAAAGAAGAGTATAAGGTTATTATTAAACCTACTCTTGAAGCTGATGATGCAATGGGTATATATGCTACTAAATATCCTGGTAATATGATCGTCTCACCTGATAAAGATATGAGACAAATACCAGGTAAGTTATATAACTTCGAAGATACATTCACAGTCAGTTCTGAGGAAGGTGCTAAATGGCATTTAATCCAAACATGTGCTGGTGATTCTACTGATGGCTATGGTGGTATACCTGGTATTGGTGTGAAACGTGCTGAATTATTATTTGAAGAACATGGTTATTCTTGGAAAACCGTGGTTAAAGCATTTAAAGATAAAGACTTATCTGAAGATATTGCTTTAATTAATGCTAGACTTGCTCGTATACTAACCGTAACAGATTATGACTTCGCAACAAAAAAACCAAAACTCTGGACTCCCAGCTCCGATTACGAAGTTAACAATGGAGCAAGATCTAAAGTTAAGGTTAATAAAGGATCACCTTAAATCAATTAATTTAGAAAGGCATAAAGAAGATATAGTAACTTTTTTCTTAGCTTTACAAACTCAAAACTTTGTATTAGCTAATTCCATCACCAACTTAATTAACAAATGGCCGAAGGACCAACGTACTACAAACGAGGTAGCTCAGATGTTTGGGATTTTATTAGAGACCAAGGATTAAGTTTTCACCTAGGTAATGTAGTAAAATATGTGTGTAGAGCAGGATTTAAAGATGATGATATTGAAGATTTAAACAAAGCCATCCACTATTTACAAAATGAAGTCGAATACAGAACAAGCCAAAGAGTTCAGGAAGGCGTACAACGTCAAGAACTCACCAGCCCGTACCTCACGTATGATGCAGCGGAATTTGATCGTTGAAGAATTTAAAGAATTTCTTGAGGTAGAAGGTTTACTGTATAGAGAATCACCCAAAGTCAGAGAAGAAACATTAAAAGAACTAGCTGATTTAGTATATGTCTGCTATCAATATGCAGAGAATCTTGAATGGGATCTAGATAAAGCTTTAGATAGAGTTCATCAAAGTAATATGTCAAAACTTGATGACAATGGCAAGCCTATACATAGAGAAGATGGTAAAGTATTAAAGGGACCAAATTATCAACCACCAAATTTAACAGATTTAATTTAAAATGACCGCAGAACTTATCTCCCGCACTGGTCGGGTCCAGTCATGGCTGGATAACCCAGAATCAAGGCTTCCAGTGAGCTGTACTGTATTTGTCGTTGAGGACTCCATGGAGGGTCCTGAGGGCATTGAGGCTAGCTGGAGATTTGCGTCACACGCATTGAGAAATGGAGCTGGATGTGCAATACATCTATCTAAACTTAGACCAAAAGGTCACGAGAATGGAAAAGGCTTAACAGCTAGTGGTCCAGTCTCATTTGCTAAAATATACTCTACTTTAAATGAAACAATAAGAAGAGGCGGAGTATACAAGAACGGTGCAATAGTGGCTCATATTGATATAACTCACCCTGATGTTATTGATTTTATTACCACTCCAAGATCTGAATTACCATGGATTAAAAGATGTGTTAATCTTGATGCAGATACTTGGTCAAAAACAGATAACCTTACAAAAGACGCATTAATTTATGGTATTAAATCAGGGGATATATGGTTAAACAAAATACGCTATAACGAAAATGGAAAACGCATCTACGGAAACGTATGCTTGGAGGTATACTTGCCGTCACGAGGAACTTGCCTCTTACAACATGTTAATTTGTCTGCCTGTCAAATCAGTGATATCAAAGAAGCTTGCACTACAGGTATGTCCGAGTTGTGCGAGTTACATAGCAGAACAGGCGTTGGCGATAGTGGAGAATACCTCTCGTCAGAAATCGATAGACAAGTCGGATTAGGTTTTCTTGGTTTAGCTAATCTTCTTAGAAGATATGGGTTAACTTATAGAGAATTTGGCTATGCATTGGAGAGTGTAAACAATGACCGACAAGATGACTCACTCGCTGCAACCCTTGCTTATGGACTTAAAGCTGGTATCAATGCTGCCGCTACAGTGGCTCGTAGTTATGATATGGTTCGAGCCTTTGCTATCGCTCCAACTGCCAGCTGTAGTTATAGAAGCAAGGATTTGGATGGCTTTACGAGTACACCAGAAATAGCACCACCAATTTCAACTTCTGTTGATAGAGATAGTGGTACATTTGGTGTTCAAAGTTATGATTATGGAGCAGTTGAAATTGCTAGTGAAGTAGGTTGGGATGCTTACAAAAAAGTAGCAGATCAATTTATGATTATGTTAGAAAAAACGGGACTTCTTCACGGCTATTCATTTAATAGCTGGAGTGATGTAGTTACATATGACAGAAACTTCGTGGAAGAGTGGTTGCTTTCTCCTCAGACCTCCCTATATTATAGTTTGCAAGTAATGAGTGATACTCAAGATAAGACTGATGTATATGCAGCATTAGAAACAACTGAAGTTGAAGATTATTTGCAAGATATTTTAAAAGAACCTGTAACTTGTGATTGTCAAGAATAATGAGAAAACATCCTTACGATAAATTATTTGAAAGAAAAAGAACATGGACACCTGTCCAACCAACAAAAGGGGAGGTAAAATACGGTGCAGAAGAGACCATCAAACGTGCTCTCGCAATACGTCATATGGAGCTGCCAGTTGGAGAATTCATTTCTGAAGGTCTTGAGAAAGATGTTCCCAATAACGCTAGGAAGCTGCTCCAGTCGAATGTCAAAGACGAGGAAAAGCATGACTTGGCTTTAGGGTATATAGTCGATGCCCATGGAGCTGATTCACAGTCAGAATTAGAAGCAATGAGGTTAAGAGATGCCTGGATTGAACACCCTGATCATACTATTACCAAAGCTCTCGTTGCAGAACGAGCTGTATTTTTTGTTTTACTTCCTTTCTTTAGGTTTAATGGTGATCCTGCTCTCAGAACAGTATCAGCTGATATCTCCAGAGATGAACAAATCCACGTTGCTACTAATAGCCTTGTTTGTAGGGAGTTGGGTTTATCCCATTCTCCTTCTTTGGATAAACTTAGGAAAGCCACTATTAACTGGATCTTCCAGCCTTTAGGTATAAATACTACCGATAAATATTTGGACAAAAATTTTTGGCAGGATTCAAGTGATCGTTTAATGTATGAAGGAAAAGCACCTGAATTTTCTGAGACACGTAGAGCACGAATGCCCGCCTTTTTTGAACATGCAAACACCAATCTCCCTCAATACGCTTAAGTTACATAACGATCGTTTAGATGAGTTAGTAACTAGACTTGAGGAAAACTTTGGATGGAAACCTATCCATCCTAAAGAAGACTTAAATACTATCATGTATAGAGCTGGTCAATCCAGTGTCATTGAATATATAAAATCTATTATGGAGGAAGAAATCTAATGTGCCTTGGAGGAAGACCCCCAACACCCCCACCACCACCACCTTTAGCACCGCCACCACCGCCACCACCAGCACCTGTAGCTCCAACACCAGCTCCTGAACCTTTAGTATCTGATGTAGATCCAAAAGTTCGACAAGCTAAAAGTAAAAAAGCTAAAGGTGAACAAGCTACAGGTACATCTAAGTTAAGAATTAAATTAGATAACCCAGTAAATGTAGGAACTAATACACCAGCTGGAGGAGTGAATAAGTAATGAATGCACGTGAGTTATACAACAAATTAA